TACAGACTTTACAGCAATTGGTGCAACATCAACTACAGCTGGTTCATTTGTTACAGGACAAGAATATATAATTTCATCATTAGGCAATACAACACAAGCAGAATGGAATACTATAGCAGGAACTTCAGGAGCTACTTACGTAGTTGGCACTAACGCTGGTGGCACATTTACAGCAGCCGCAGCAGGCACAGGAACTGGCACCGCGTTAAAAACAATGTTTACTGACAGCGGAGCAGCAGCAAGTTCTGGAACTGGTATTGCAGTTGATCAGAGAGCACACAAAGGTGTTTGGAATACATTTAGCAGCAACACGGGCGCACAAACAGCTCCAGGTTGGCAAACTAACTTAGAATTTAAGGCCAACAAAATTAGATTCCATGACAGTTATGTATTTCCAAAAACAGATGGAACAGCAGGCCAAGTATTAACTACAGATGGCGCTGAGCAATTAGATTGGACTACCGTTACAGGAACAGGAAGTGTAACAAGTGTAGCTAGTGGAACAGGATTAACAGGCGGACCAATTACAGGTGCAGGAACATTAAATGTTGATGTTGGAACTACAGCAAACAAGATTGTTCAATTAGATGGCAGTGCAAAGCTACCAGCAATTGATGGTTCAGCACTTACTAACTTACCAAGTGGTGCAGCACAAACAATATCATTTGCTAACCCTGTGTTAACAATAAGTGGAAGTGGAAGCAATGTAGACTTATCAGCATTAAACACAACTACATTAGCGTTTAGTGCCTTAACAGCAACACCAACTACGATTGCAGGCTATGGAATTACAGATGCATTTAATGGAGCATTCAGTTCATTAACAAGTAAACCAACTACAATTGCAGGCTATGGAATTACAGACGGTTATACTGATGCTAAAGTAGACACACATTTAAATACCAGCACAGGAACAAATGGCCAAATATTAAGTTGGACAGGCAGTGATTATGATTGGATAACAAACACTGGTGGTGGTGGAACTGTAACTTCAATTACAGGTGGCACAGGTTTAACTGGTGGAACTGTTACAGGTTCAGGAACATTTGCAGTAGATGTAGGAACAAGTGCAAACAAAATTGTTCAATTAGATGGCAGTGCAAAGCTACCAGCAATTGATGGAAGTCTACTTACTAACTTACCAAGTGGTTCAACAACTACAATTAACAACAATGCAGTTAACAGACTTATTACAGGTTCAGCTACTGCAAACACATTAAATGGTCAAGGTGATTTAACTTATGATGGTGATCATTTACTAATAGAAGGAACTGCAGGCGGAACAGATGATGCAGTTGTTAATATTAAAACAGACAATTCAAGTTGGAACACACCACAGATTACATTAGAAGACAGTGACTCAAAAGCAGTTGCAATTGTTGGTCAAAATGATCCTGTTGCAGAGACAGACAAGTTAGTGCTTATGTTAGACCCAGAAGGCAATCACAATGGCAGTGGTGCATACACAGGTGATTACGGATTCTACTTTAATAAAGATTGGTCTAACGTAGCCAGCACTGGCGTTAAAATGGAGAACAGAATATTTGGTGCTGAAGAAAAGTTTATAACTAGTGTCTTTGGTGACTATTCTAGTGCAATAGGTTCACAATATGATTACAAGCCATTTGAATTCAACGCTGAAAAATATAAATTTAACACTAGGAATGCACATGGATCAGTAACTGAAACAATGAACGTTAAAACTTCTGGAATAACATTTCATAACAATTACACATTCCCTCCAACAGATGGCACAGCTAATCAAGTATTAACAACAGATGGTTCAGGTAACATTACGTTTGCTACACCATCAGGTGGTGGCGGCGGAGCAACTGACCTTAATGGTCTTAGTGACGTAACTATAACAAGTGTTGCCAACAATGACTTGCTTATGTATAACAGCACAGCAAGTAAATGGCAGAACACTAACTTAGGCGTAAGTGTAACACCAACATTAACAGGTCTTGCATCAGCTTCAGCATCGTTGGCATATGTATTAACTGTTAGCAACCATGCAACATATGATGATCCAGCATACTTCTTAGAAGTATACACAGGTTCTACTAAGGTTGTAGATAATGATGATGTTACAGATAACCTAGACGGAACACTAAGTTTTACAGCACCGGCATCAGGCACACATGAAATAAGAGTAAGATGTCAAGACTTCGGTGACTTACAATCAGAGATAGCAGTCAAGGCACTAACAACCGCAGCATTTGGTGGAACATTCCGTTACTGGCGTGTTGCTAACTTCTTAGGTGGTCCAACTAACATGGGTATTAAGAATATTAGATTCTATAGTGGCGCAGGACAAACTGGCACAGCATATCCAACTAACATGACTAGTGGCACAGCACCATCACCGTTTGTTGCTACTGCAAGTTATTATTATACACCATCTGGTGATACATATGCACCTTGGAAAGCATTTGATAATAACGCTGGCAGTTGGGTTTGGTTCTTGGGTCGCAATCCAGCAAGTCTATTGGCTACAGACTGGGTTCAAATTGATATGGGAAGTAACACAGCAATTAGCAGCTTATCTGTTGGTGCATGGTATACTATCCAACCAACTCAATTTCAAATACTTGCATCAAACACAGGAGCGTTTAGCGGTGAAGAAACTACAGTTGCAACAATAGCAACTACTGGTGGAGCTAGTGCTGTTGGTAATATATATAACGTAGGATAAGGAGAACATTATGAGTTTAGCAAGTGAATGTCAATCAGCAATATTTAATTATGTAGACGCTGACACACAAAGAAATGCCGCACTAACAGGTGAACATAAAGAATATGTAATGTTAGTAATACAATTATTACGTGATCAATACACAGTTCAAAAGGCGGAAGGTGAAACAACCTTTACAGTGCCAGATGGAATAGCAGTAACATTAACTGAGGAGTGTCCCTGGTGAGCCAGATAATTAAACCAAAGCGTAAACACACAGCAGGTGCACCAACAACAAGTGACTTGGCAGCAAATGAGATTGCAGTCAACACAAGTAATCAAAACTTATATGTGCGTGATGAAGCAAACAATATCACACTAATTGGTGGAGCACAAAGTCCATTGGACAGAGATTTAGATACAGATAGTTTTGCAATTAAATCATCTAAGCCAAACCCAACACAGTTTATTGGAACACCATACGTAAAAATGGGTTCACCACTAATGGTAACGAAATCAAATGATCTTGACGCTTTAATATCAGTTGATGTTGCTGACGTAGAAGTTGGCATTTTATACCGTGTGAAAAACAATGACAATTCATTTGATTGGAGAACAATGGGCAGCCCAACAATTAGCCCCAGTGTAGGCGGATCATTTGTAGTAACAGCACAAGGACCAACAGGAACAGCATCAACTATGTTTGCTGATGAGAGATGGGAAGGAATGTTAGCATTAGATACGTCAGGTTCGCTTAATGTATTACGCATCTATTTAGAACACAGATGGCAAAAGTTCACAACAACATAATGGAAGAAATTAAAAAAACAAAAGGAAGACCAAAGAAAGTAATTGATGTAGCAATACTTCAGAACCTTTGCGAAATACAATGCACACTTAAAGAGATTGCACAGGTATTAGGTGTAAGCACAGATACATTACAAAGACACTATAAAGATGAGATTGCTACTGGTAAAACATTGGGCAAGGTTGCATTAAGAAGAGCACAATATCGCAATGCAATAGAAAAGAATAATATAACTATGCAAATTTGGTTAGGTAAACAAATACTTAATCAAGCAGATGCACCGTTAGACGATGATGCAGGAACTATCTTGCCATGGACAGACTAATAACTTAACAGGACAACTAACACATGAGCAAAATACTAGACCACAAGTGGGCAGAAGTTACAGAACAAAACGCAAAAGATATTGTTGATATTAAACACAGTATTGACAGTATTAAAAATAACCACTTGCATCATCTAGAGATTGACATGTGCAAGCAAACAAAATCTATCGAGAAGATAGAAAATAAAGTCTGGTGGGTATTAGGCCTACTAGTTGTATCAACAGTAATAGGGATGATAAAACATGGCATATAAAAAGAAGAAAAAAGGCAAGAAGAGATACGGAAAATAATTAAGGGGAATTATTATGAAACTATTCAAAGAATGGATTAAAATTAAAACAGTTCAAAAAGAGTTAGTTAAAGTTGGATTAGTATTAGTAGGCGCAGCATTAATTTATTACGCTTGGGGATACTACCCATTTAAATTGGCAACTGTATAAATGAAACTAAGCCCCCAACAATTAGATCAATGGCGCATTGTGCCTAGGCTATTAATACTAAGCTACATGTTTGCATTCTTTAATGCAACACAGTGGTTTATGGCATTACCAGATCCTACCAATGCTCAAGCAGGCTTTGTTAGCACTATAGTAGGTGCAGGCGCAGCATGGTTTGGGTTATATGTAAGTGGAAGATCAGATGCCACTAAGTGATGTTCAACAAGAAGTAAGCAATAACGCTAATAGATTTAAGGTAGTAGTTGCTGGTAGACGTTGGGGCAAAAGTTGGTTAAGCATGCATGAGATGGCAAAATATGCAAGGTTTCCAAACAGTAAGATATTTTACGTTGCCCCCACATATAAAATGTGTAAACAAATCCTATGGGATGATTTAAAAGAAAAGTTTATACGTTGTAGATGGGCAAAAAAAATTAATGAAAGTGATTTAACAATCACGCTTATTAATGGAAGTAGAATATACTTACGCAGTGGCGACAACCCAGATAACTTGCGTGGTGTTAGTATGGACTACTTAGTAATGGACGAGTGTGCAATGATTGACCAAAAGATGTGGACTGAAGTATGTAGACCAGCATTAAGTGATAGACAGGGAGGGGCGCTTTTCATAACCACTCCACAAGGTAAATCAAGTTGGGTTTATGACTTATGGCAAGGCGCACAAGCACAAGAGAATTACAGTGCTTTCCAATACACAACACTACAAGGTGGTAATGTATTACCAGAAGAGATTGAAGCAGCACGAAACGAATTAGATGAGAAATCATTTAGACAAGAATATGAAGCAAGTTTTGAAAGTTATGCAGGATCAATATATTATAATTGGGACAGTAAGACACACATTAAGAAACAAGATGTAGAGTTTAAGAAGAATGAGATACTACATGTTGGAATGGACTTTAACGTATCGCCAATTGTTGCAATGATATGCAGACTAAACGGAAATGAAATAAGTGTTATAGATGAAATTACTATGGAAGGATCAAACACATTTGAGATGGCAGAGGAATTGATAAACAGATATCCAGACAATAGGTTATGGGTTTATCCAGATGCTTCAGGACAAGCAAGAAAGACCAGTTCAAATACAAGTGATCATCACATACTAAGAAACAGTGGGTTTGTGCTTAAAGTAAAGAATATTAATCCACCAGTAAAGGATAGGATAGCAAGTGTTAATGCTAGCTTAAAAGCAGTAGATGGAAGTGTTAAGATTTCAATTGATCCTAAGTGTAAACATTTAATCAAGTGTATAAGTAGCCAAACTTACAAAGAAGGCACTCGTATACCAGATAAAAGTAGTAACTTAGATCACGCCATGGACGCATTTGGCTATCTAGTGCATTGGATTAATCCAATAAGAAGAGACAAACCAGAAGCTGTAAACAGAAGTTCACAGATATGGGGACATCAATAAAGGATAAATAACAAGTAAGTATCGACAACTGATCACTGTTGAGTAAACTACCTTAAAAGGAAAATATAATTATGTTAACATTAGAAAAATTAGAACAAACGCACCCTAGCTACGCTGAAGTGGCCAAACAGGCTAACTATCATTACAAATCATACGTGGGTGGTGAAATGTATAAGACAGGTAGTTACTTAACACAATACATAGGCGAAAATGCAGGTCCAGGTGATCAGTATGCTAAACGTATTAACAGCACTCCATTAGATAACCATGTGCAAACAACTGTAGATATCTATAGAAGTTTCTTATTTAGAACACTTCCAAAAAGAGAATTAGGACTACTAATCAACAACCCATTAGTTAATGCTTGGTTGTATGATACAGACCAAGACGGACAAAGTTTAGACAGTTTCTTAAAGACTGCAAACGACTTGGCTATGGTGCATGGATCTACGTGGATATTAATTGACAAGCCAGCATACAAAGTAGAAACAGAAGCTGAAGCAATTCAATTAGGCATTCGTGCTTATGCAGCAATGTATACTCCACAGAATGTTTTAGATTGGTATTATGAACGTAACGTTGCAGGCAAGATGGAACTTGAATACATTAAAGTAAGAGAATCAGAGAATGATGAATATGTAAACTTTACTTGTTGGCACAAGGACCATGTAGAGAAATACAAAATAAGCAAAGACGATCAAGGTGACTATAGTAAGATAGTTGAACATACTGAATATGCAAACCCATTAGGATACATTCCTTTTGTGTTCCATGCTCCATTACGTAGTCCTGTTAAAGGAATAGGTTATAGTGTAGTAGGTGATGTTGCAGATCAACAAAGATTTATATACAACTGTGCAAGTGAGATAGAACAACACTTACGTATTAGTTCACACCCTACATTAGTTAAACCAACAAGCACAGATGCTGTTGCGGGCGCAGGTAGTATACTTAACTTAGATGAAAGTATTGACCCAGGTCTTAAACCTTATTTGCTTGCTCCAACATTAAGCACAACAGACAGTATACTTAAAGCAATTGACAACAGTGTTGCATCAATTAAACGTATGACGCATACTAGTGCAATACAGGCAACAACAGGAAGTGCTATAAGTGGAGTTGCATTACAAACGGAAAGACAATTATTAAATGCAAAGCTATCGGACATGGCTGACACACTTAAAGAAACAGAACTTCAAATGTGGATTACATGGTTAGATTGGCAAGCATTAAACATGCCAGAAGACTTTAGTGTAGAGTATCCTGAGACATTTGATATGCGTGATGAGATGTTAGAACTTGATTTCTTAATGAGAGCTCGTAGTGCAGGTGTAAGTAATACTATGTTCCAAGACGAAATATCAAGACAAGTAGTTGCATTAACAGTAGATGATAGTGAAATGCAATCAAAAATATTAGCTGATATGGATACTGTAGAATTTGAACCACATGAAATGACAGACCCTATAAGTGGTAAAGTAGTTTCAGTTACTAGTGAAGAACAACATCTTTCACTAGAAGAAATGGGTTTTAAAATGAGTAACGGTTATTAACATTGGCAAAGTTCAACGTAAAGAAACACGATAAAGTTGTAGGTAAAGCAACTGCTGAGATGCAAGCTGATGTATTTGATAGTGCAAAAGCATTAGAGAATCAAGTTGCAGACATAGTAGCTCTTGGGCTAACACCTGAAATGGTAAGACCAATGATATTAGCAGCAATTGATACAAATAGTCAAACTGTTAAAACTGCGGCAAACACTTTAGCAACTATAAGTGAAGACTTTATGTCACAAAATAGTGCAATGGCTGGGCTAGAAGACTTGCAGTCACAGAGTCAGTTGCTAGCATTAAGTAGTGATGAATTAGTTAACGTAATGAAATCATCAGGCGAAGATATTGTAAAGACAGTAGTGCTTGGAACAGTTGCAGGATTAGGAACAGCAGCATTAGTGCAACAAGCAAGAGGAAGAATTAGCGGAATACATATGGAATCAACTGATCCCGATGTAAGACGCGATCAACGTAAGTTACGTAAATTAGTTAAAACTGGAGCGGGCGCCGCGGCAATCAATCAAGTTACTAACTCTTTAAAACGTAAGCTACCAGGAAGTGTTAATACAGCAGGAAGTATTATTGTTAAACTTAGCACAAGTGTAGACAACGTTGTTGGAAGCTATAATGGCACATACGCAAAAGCTCAAGCTACCCGTAATGGTGTAGAGATGTTTGAATATGTAGGTGGTATTATGGCAACAAGTAGACCATTTTGTGTATCAATGGTAGGCAGTATTATGAATGCTGAAGATATACAGAATCTATGGGATGGTAGTAGTTGGGCTGGCAAAGAGCCAGGTGATCCGTTTGTAGTAAGAGGCGGATATAATTGCAATCACTATTGGGTGCCTGTGGATAATGAATAAAACTAAATGGATAAATAAAGCTATACAAAGTAGATTAATTATAATCCTAACCCTAACTAATAAAGGAAATTGACATGACAAATGAAACTCATGGTGCAGAAATGCAAACTGAAACTACAGCCACTGGGGATGTAGAAGCAGGCCAAAATATAGAATCCCAGGTTGAAGCTAGTAAGACGTTTACTCAAGAAGAAGTAAATGACCTTATTGGCAAACGTATTGCCCAAGTTAACAAGAAGTTTGAAGGTGTTGACTTGAATGAATACAACGCACTCAAGAGCTTGAGAGAGCAGGTTGAGGAAGAGACACTAATCAAGAAGGAAGACTTTAATGGTGTTCTTAAGAAGCAGAAAGAGAAGTCAGATGGGGAACTATCTAAACTACGAACTGAACTTGAGAGTATTAAAATTGATGGAGCATTAATTGATGCGGCATCTAAAGCGAAGTCTGTAGCTCCTGACCACGTAGCTCAATTACTGAGAAAGAACATTAAGCTAGATGCAGAAGGTCACGTTATTGTAACTGACACAGAAGGTAAACAACGTTATACGGATAATGCAGATCCTATGACAGTTTCCAATTTAGTTGAAGAGTTCCTATCAGGTAACACGTATTTCAAATCAGCCGGCCCAAGTGGTGCAGGCAGTTCGGGTAATACAAATAACGCAAACCAACAGAGCTTGGACCTTGCACAACTTGACTTAAACAAGCCAGAGCATAGACAAATCTACGCAAAGATGAAAGCTCAGGGCAAAGTTTAATTAATAAACATTATTAGGAGAAAATATAATGGCAACAACAGACCAATACACTTCGGGATTTTCATTACCAGATTTAATGGTTCCGACACAAGCAGCAACAATCTTTGCTGCACAAGAAAACTCACTATACCTTCCAGGTATTTTGATTCCAACAGTAAACGTTCCAGCAGGTTCAGATTCTGTTAAAATAGCAAAACTAGATGCAGTAGAAGCATTGTCAGTATCAGCTGAAGCAGATCCTGGTGTGGACTTAACTCCACTTAAGCCTGGTTCATCTCCAGTAACTATGGACTTAGCACTACTAGCCGCGAGAACAGTTTTACGCGACATCGGTGGCGTTAGTGCATCTGATATGGGTAGAGTTATGGGTAACGCAATTGCATCAAAAGTAGATACTATGGTATCAACAGCAATGGCTAGCTTAACAGCAGCTGAATGGGTTGAAACAGCAACTCATACTATTCTAGATGAATTGTATAAAGCAATTGGAACAATCCGCACCGCAGGTGAAACAGGACCACTTAACTGTGTAGTTTCAGCAGCAGCTTACCAAGACTTTATGAAACAAATTGGATCATCTGCATTTGCAGGCGGTGAATTCCAAAACGCAGCAATGCGCTCTGGATTCATTGGAACATTAGCAGGCGTTCCATGTTACGTTTCAAGTCACTTGAACGCAGCTAACACTTCACTTGTAAACCCTAAGTTTGCAGTATTTTCACAAGATGCTATGAGACTTGCAGTGCAAGGTGGTGTTAAACTAGAAGCAGAAAGACGTGCCGCAGCTGTTGGGCAAGATATAGTTTCTTCAATCGCATTTCAAGTGGGCGTTATTGACGCAACACGTGGTGTTATGGTTAGAGACGCAGTATAATAAGTAAACACTTACTAGGGGAGCTAATCCCCTAGTATTCTTAACTAGGAGAAATTGAATTGGCTTACGCAACAGCAGAGAACTTAAACTTTTACGCACCAGAAGTATATGAGGGTGATACAGAAGATTGGGACACTGAACTTAGTTTAGCTGAAACTGATATCAAGAATATGATTGAAGTTCAGTGGTATGACCAAGTTAGAGGTGGAACATTCGATGCATCTAAATTAACAGAGGTGCAATGGTTAAAATCTACTGTATATCAGACATTGGTTGCATACGTGCTTCCAAAGATGTCAACGTTTAGAGTTGAAGATACATTCCTTGAACAAATGAAGTTCTATCAGGACAGACTTAAAGAAGAAATGGATCTACAATTTGCATTGGGTATAAAGTATGATAGTGATGGTGACGGAACAACAACCGAAGCTGAAACATACAAATACGCACAAGACAGGTTATACAGATAATGGCTACTATAAGTAACAGAGAAAGTATCTGTGCAGAAATTGTTCGTTTGTTTAAAAGGCAACGCACAGTAAAGTTTGGCAGAGTAGTTAGGGACCCTATAGTTCCTACTGAACTACCACGCACTGCATTTCCAGCAGTATATGTTGAATCAAGTGATGAAGACATAGAAGATATTGCATTTGGTGGATTAAGAGAAGGTGTTATGGAAGTTGCTTGTGTGGTAGTAATATCAGGCAAGGACAGAAATACACAACTTAACGTAGCTATAAAGGCTATGGAAGATTCAATCAACGCAGATAGAACGTTGGATAGTAAGGCAAAAGATTGTTCTCTAACGAGAATAGAACAACTTGAGGCAGGCGACATGAGTCCCTATAGCTCAAGTAAAGTAGTGTTTACAGTTTCATATGTATATACTATATCAACATAATCATTATTAAGGAGATTATATAATGGCAGCTATAAAAGGTAAAGACGGCGTAGTTAGTATTGCAGCACAGCCCGTAGCACAAGTTAAGTCATACTCAATTACTGAGTCAACTGAAACAGCAGAGACAACAGTAATGGGTAACAACAGCAAAACACACGTCCCTACAATTAAAAGTTGGGAAGGTAGTGTAGATGTTGTTTATAATTCGCAAGAATTTACAGACACAGACTTACTACCAGGTGGAGCAGAAGTAGATTTAATTCTGTATCCAGCAGGCACAGGTAATAACTATAACGGTAAAATTTTAATTACTAGTATGGAAGTTACAGGTGAAACAGCAGATGTTGTTAGTGCAACAATTAACTTCACAGGCACTGGCGATTTAGCTAGAACCTAATGATTAGGCAGGTGCAAGTCTGCCTAACCAAACTACTTAAAATTAGGAATAAACTTATGTCAAAAAAAGATAATACAATTAACAGTCTAAAAACAGAAATGCAAAAGGACTATGACAAGTTTGTTACTGAGTTTACAAGCAATCTAAGAGCTAGAACCCCAATAAGAACAGGTGCGGCGAGACGTGCTTGGACTAAAGTAGGTAACTTAAAGATTGGATCAGGGTTAACTAAGAAAATACTTACTAACGCTGTTGGCTATGCAAGCATATTAGATGGTGGCTGGTCAAGACAAGAGCCTAAAGGTATTGTTGACAATGCATTTAAGCAAACAAAGAAATAACAAACAACAAGGAGAATAGTTATGAGCGACAAGATTAATATAATGGAAAATGCTACAAGGCATTTCAAAGAACAACTATCAGGTGATTTACTACAAATTGAAGTTCCAGAATGGGATGCAACTATTTGGTTTAAACCAGCATTTACATTTGCACAACAAGAAAAGATTATTCATTTAAGCAATGAAGGTAAGATGGTAGAAGCACTAGTGGAAACTCTTATTGTAAGATCACTAGATAAGGAAGGTAAAAGATTATTTACACATGCGTCAAAGCCACGCTTAATGAATGAGGTAGATCCTAATATCATTATACGTGTTGTAACTGAGATGAATCAAGAGATCAAAGATGAAGACTTGGGAAAGCACTAAGAGAAAAAGATCTGTATTTTATCTTTTTCTTAGCTGAGCAACTAGGCCGCAGTGTTGAGTGGATTATGCAAAACGTATCAGTAATTGAACTGAAGGGTTGGACACATTATTACACTATAAAGAATGAAAAGTAATTGATAAGGAATTAAAACAATGAGTAGCAATTATAACATTGATATTAATGCCAAGGATAACACTAAAGGTGCTATTGGTGGTATTGGCGGAGGCTTAACAACTCTTTCCAACAAAGCAGGCAAACTTAAAGTAGCACTAGGCGCAGCAGCTGTTGCGGGTGCAGCTATTATGGCTGGTAAAGCTATACTAGGTGCAATTGACAACATGGATGCACTAGCAAAAAGTGCTAGAGCAGCAGGCTCAGCAGGTAGCAACGAAGCGTTCCAAGGCTTCCAAGTAATGAAGCAAGCAATGAATGAAGCGGGTATTGACGCCGCTACATTTGATAGAGCTATGCTTCAAACAAATTCAAGACTTAAAGCAGGAACAGAAGGGCAGAAATCATTTGCCGCAGTTACTGATAAGTTAGGTGATAGTATTAAGAATTCAAATGGTGAATTGAAATCAGGGCCAGAGCTACTACAGGCAATGATGAATGCACTTAACGAAGGCACTATTACTACAGAAGAATTTGCAAAGGTTGTTGGTGGACGTGCAGGTCCATTGATACAAGAACAGTTTGCAAAAATGCAAGACGGTGCAGAAGGTTTACAAGCAACACTAGACGATGTTGCAGCAAATACAAATATTGTAAATGTTGATGCAGCCGCTAACGCAGAAAAGTTTAATGACACAGTAGGAAGATTAAAAGAAGGCATGGGTCAGTTAATGACTGATGCTATTACGCCTATGCTACCAGTATTAGTAGAACTAGCAGAGAAGGTAATGGCTAAAATGCCAGACATTATTAAGGGCGTAACTGGTGCGTTTGATAAACTTAAACCAGCACTATCTTTAGTGGGAACACTAATAACAGATGTTATTTGGCCAATAATGAGTAAGTTATTTGAAGTAATTGGATTCGTTGCTGAAGCAATTACACCTCTAGTAGAAAAATCAATTCCATTATTAAAAGACGGATTTAAAATAGCAGGAGATGCTATACAAGGACTTGTTGACTTCTTTGTTAAACTAATTGCAAAGATTAAAGCAATTCCAGAAGAAGTTAAGAAAATGAAAGATGCTATTGTTGGTAAAATGGGCGACATGGTAGAAGGAACAAAGAAAAAACTAAACGGTTGGAAAGATAGTGTATTAGGTATCTTTAAGAAAACAGGTGACGAAGCAGTTCATAATTCAATTATCCCAGATATGGTTGACGCAATCATTGATGAGTTTGTTAGAATGAAAGATGTTACTGTTAATGAAACAGAAAAGATGGGCAATGGAGTTACTGGCACAATGGTTCCAGCAATGAATAAATTTCAAACCTCTATTGGAAAATCATTACACGGTGGTAAAACTGATATGCGATCATTTGGTGGCTTCTTTAAGTCAACTATGTTGACTATGGTTCAAGACGCACTAAGTGGATCAGGCAGAATTGGTGGCATACTTGGCAAACTTATGGGCAGCAGCGGTGGAGGCGGCAGTAGCATAATAGGTGGACTACTAAGTTTCATCCCAGGCGTAGGTGGATTCTTGGGTGGACTATTTAGAGCAGCTGGTGGACCAGTTACTGGTGGCAAGTCATACATGGTCGGAGAAAATGGCCCTGAGATGTTTACGCCAGGTGGTAATGGAAGCATAGGTAGAAACAACGGTGATAGTGGTGGTGGTGGATTAACAGTTAACTTTAATATTAATGCCATAGACCCAGCTACAGGCACTGATTTCATATTAGGACAGAAACAACAAATCGTAGGAATGATTAACCAAGCGTATAGAAAACGCGGTAGGGCGGGCATATAAAATGATTAATATATTACAATATCCAGATACAAGTAATCCACAGTTTATTGATCCTAATTACTTAGGCACATCATCAACTGGATTTAAAGGAAGAATTACAAGTTTAAAAAGCGGAAACTACAAAGCATTAGCCAACACATTTTCAAGCAGTGAAAACACTATAATGGAAAATTGTAGTAGATTCAAATACTATCTAAAAAACAACTCATATAGTGGAAACATAGCAATATATGATATATGGTATAAACCAATGATTAGAGGCACAGTAAACGCCTCGGGTGGAATTAGTAGTGCTACAGTAATTACACCAGGAAATGAACAGTTTAGACAACGTCAAGCTATAAACACATATGTAGGTTCAGCACGTATTAAAGCCAACGGAAGATTTTGGAAACAAGGCAGTTCAACAGTTTCAATTGCTACAACACTTGCAAGTATTACAATATCTACTAACAGTGGTGGTTATGTAACAGGTGCTAGTGGAAGTGGCGGAAGTGGTTATGGAAATTCAGGTGACTTTGTTATGTTTGAAATAGAACAAGATGCCGCAGATACATATCCTGCAACACCAACAGCATTAGAAGCCGCAGACACTTGGGACACAGATGATGAATGGCTTAACGGCGCTGAAGATACATTAAAAAAATGGCCTAATACAATAGCACCAATGCATGCAGAAATAACATATGCCCAACCAGCTGCAATAACAAGAAGCCAGTCAGGTATAAAATATGCTAAAAGTTCAGGTTATATAAGGTGGGGAGTTGAATTAGAATACCCGCCAATGACGGCAAATCAATTCAAAGAATATCATGCTATTGTTCAAGCGGCACGTGGACAAGCAACTCCAATGACATTGGATTTAGTGCAAAATGGAAACAACATATTATGGAAAAACTTCAACAGTAATAACTCAGCAAACAGCTTGAGATTAAAAGATGGTGTTGATGTTAGTGATGCTAATAAAGGATTAATTATATTGTTAGAAGGGTTAGGAACAGGTGATACACTTAATCAAGGCGACACAATTGTTGGTGCAAATGGCGATTGTAATGGTGAGATAAATACTATTATAAGCACAGCAAATGCAAACGCATTTGGAGAAGCAAAAGTTAGATTATCATACCCAATTAAAACTGATCAATCAGCAGGCGATCCTTGGACTACTAGTCCAAACAGCGTAATTGTTACACTAAACGAAAGCGAATTCCTATATAGTGTTGGAGTTAATGGCCTATACAACCTAACTGTTAGCTTTGAATTAGACGAATGGAAATTATAAACAATGGCAGATAGAGGAATGAACGCGGCACTAGTAGCCAACATCAGCAAACAAGTAGTTGTATATTATGATTGCGTAGATGTTACAACAATTCAAAATGTTGCTAAAGATGTTGTTGTATACAGATTTACAGATGCACCTAAACAGGTTATTCTTAATATTGATGGTGTTGACAACACCTACAACTCATTTGGTCAATTCTTACGAATAGGCGAAATAGAAGAAAACATGCAAATGTCAATACCAGAATTGACTATAGATTTGTCAGGCATTGCACCATATGAAAAAGATGCTATAGGTGGACAGGATGTAAGTGGATATAGCCCACCAGAATCAATTATGCAAACTTTTATGAAATCTACAACTACATATATTGATCAACCAGTTAATAGATACAGAGTATATTTTGATTTAGGATTTAATCAATTAGGATCAATAAAAGTATTTGAAGGGCAAATAAATGCGGTAGCACTTAATAATGATCCTGAAGGAACAGTAAGTGTGTCAATGAATGTAAGTTCACATTGGGTTACTTTTACACGTAGCAACGGACGCAAATCAAATACAAACTCACAACAAAGTATATCAGCATTTAGCACTGATACTGGATTTGTTCATGCTGATAAAATAATGAAAGACGTGACTTGGCAGGAACCACCAAAATGATAATAGAAAACGACAAATTGCTATTAGCACAATATTTAAGTGAGATAAGATTTAAAAAATACAGTCTAGGAGAATTTGATTGCGTTTTATTTGTTGCTGACTGGATTGATAGATTAACTGGAGGCAATTGGACTAAAGATATTAAAGGCAAATATGCTAGTAAAAGAGACATGTTGAGGTTTGCAAAAAAATACAGTCTAGAAGAATTTGAAGTTAATAATCCTGAGTATAAAGAAATAAGTAGAAACGAATTGCCAGCAGCTGGTGATATTTGGTGGTATTATAATAAAACACACTATACTGGTTTTATAATATTTCAAGGGTTCGCATGGTGTGTTATGGAAAATAATGATGGCATACGTAAAGATTTGTTAGAAGACGTTGATTTGGATCATAGTCCTAGTGGCTATGCAAAAAGGTTTAGGAGAATTTAATGAGCTACGTTATTGATAAGATTACCGGAAAAGATAAAAGAGATCGTCAGCGCCGGGAAGCAGAAGCGGCAGCCAGAGCCGCAGCAGAAAGAGCCGCAGAGGCAGCCAGAGAACAAGAAAGATTAATTGCTGAACAGGCAGCCAAAGATGCAAGAGACGCCAGTATTGCAGCCTCTGTTGCAAGTAGATTATTAGTTAACAGAAGTTCAAACAACGCAAGCATTCCAGTAATTTATGGAACTCATAGAATAGGTGGAACAAGAGTATATGTTGAAACATCAAACGGAAATGGAACTGTTGACAATACACCTACCGGAAATGAATTCTTTAATATGATAATAGTGATAGCTGAAGGGTGGACAGGCATACCAAAGCAAGTATTATTTGGTGATGTCCGTGTTTGGGAGCATAATAGTTATGGTGGCGGTGCGACTGGCAATTACAGTGAATCAAATGGCGCTTACTCATTAAATGGATTTCAATCAGGAAATGAATACAGTGGTGCAGAAATTAGCATTAATTACCACGATGGACGAGATAGTCAAACTGTTGATACTATGATACAAAACAGTGTTGGTAGTGGGGCCGACCGTTGGCCATCTACAGCTAAATTAGGCGGCGTGGCTTATTTTTCTATTAAATTAAAAGCAAATGCAGATGCTTATGCAGGTGGTGTGCCTGTAATTACAGTAGTTGTGCAAGGTAAGACTATTTTAATGGTAAGTGCATTAACGCCAGGCTTAACGAATCCTGAAGACAATGTTCCAGCCTATTATACAGTTGGAGATTCACAAAACCCAGCAGATGTTATATACGATTATCTTGTAAGCACAAGATACGGCAAAGGATTAGATCATAAACCAGACGGATCATATTATGCTGGATTAGACATTGACTTAGAAAGTTTCAAAGCTGCAAGAATTCATTATGCTAGTGCTAATGGTGGCAGTGGTATTAAATTTAATGGAGTAATTCCAACAGCTGCTAGAATATACAATAATGTGGAAATGTTAACACTGTCATGTAATAGTAGTTTAGTTTACTCAGCCGGAAAATATAAACTTGTGCCACGAAAGCAAGGCGAAACTAGTGTTTTTGAATTTAACAAAGATAACATATTAGGACCAGTTAGTATTAGTAAACCAACAAAGACAGGTATGTATAACAAAATTACATCAGGATACGTAGATAGTTCACCTGCATTAAATTATGTAGATAATGTTGAAGTTACTTACATAGGCAACGATGGAACAAATTATCTAGACGAAGACAATGGAACAGTATTAGAATCAAAAGTAGATTATCAAATGACAACTAATCCAGCCTATGTTAGCAGATTGAACAAATACAGAATAGATAACAGTAGATATCAAACATCAGCGTCATTTATTGCAAACCATCAAGCTCTTAAAGTTGAATGTGGCGACATTGTAAAGATTGTGCAAGAAGATCTTGGTTGGGATAGTGCAGCAAATAAATTATTTAGAGTATTAGAAATAACATTTCAACAGGGTAATACATTTGAATTTATTTGCACAGAATACGAATCAAGTATACAAATATAAGGTAATGACATATGAGTAAGATAAGACTAGACGGCAGTTCAATGGTAATGCTTCCTACAGCACAAGATGTTGTAACACAAGCACCTGTTGGCATATTAAAAGATATTGTAATTGAAAAGACAGGTGCAAACGCTGTAGCAAATGGACACTTATTACAATATAATGCAGATAGTTTAGAGACTGTAACTACACCATTTATAGTTAGCACTGAATATACTATATTAGTTCCAGGAACAACAGACTTTACATTAATTGGTGCCGCTGATAGTGTTATTGGCACAGTGTTTACAGCAACCGGAATAGGTGCTGGAGATGGAACTGCAACAACACCAGAAGCACAATGGCAGAACAGTAACGTAATCGATGGTGGAACTTACTAGCCTCTTAGACGCTCAACAAGCACCACTAACAGCATTTTAATTAAGAAGAGAGACAAGTATATTATGAGACCAAAACCCCAGACCGTATTATTACATCATGAGATTAAACGTGTATTAAAAGCAGACATAGAACCAGAGATTTATAGAAAGTTCAGTCACTTTGTTTACTTAACAATCCCATTGCGTGAATCTATACCCGGCAGTTACAGCATATACTATATGTATAAAGGCGGACTTGCAATAGCCACAAATGCATTATGCATTAATGAATGGCTAACATTACACAACTTACCAACCAAACGACCACTAAGTCATTTTACATGCACTCATAGAATCAAAGCTAATATTCCAATGGAAATAGATAATAGAACAAAGGAGTGGACTAAAGAACTACCACCTCCAGTAATTCCAGTGTTTAAAATAAAAGAAGACTCTAAAATGAGTGACACTGTATGGGATTTATATAATAATCAAAACTGTAGCACAAAACAAATAGCTAAGGTGCTTAACTTTACTGTCCCAAACGTATATTATCACTTAAAGAAGAAGAGAAAACAAATGTCATAAATACATTTGTGAAGGGCTTTATTACAAGCCATATATGACTCCAATCAAATATAATGTTATACAAGGCCTTTCACGTTTATAAACTAATGCAACCGATGTATATTACTCAATAATTACAACATGCGACATTCTCCAAATGTTCTTAGTTTATATTCAAAAGCCTCCGCAAGGGGGCTTTTACTTGGCTAAAGGTTGACAAAACCCCATACTGTGTTATAATATATATACGCCTCCGCTCTATAGATTCTGTAACTAGGGTTTTTTTGCGGTTTTAGGTAAATACATAATAAGGAGAATGTTATGAAAAACAAAAAAACAGAAAAAGAAATACAACGAGAAATAGATTTAGCTATGGCTAAAATAACGGCTGAGCATACCCCACGAATTACTGCTGAAAAGATCAAAGCAATGTTTAACAGGGGTAAAAAAACATGAAACATTATGTAATTGATTACGAGATTAGAGAAAGCAAATACGGTAATGAGTATTATGAAGTAATACTTGTTAGTGATGAATTTGAGCAACATAAGACTTATGTATATCCAATGCTTCCTAATGGAAAGAAAATGCATAATGCACAAGATTGGATTGATGTTATAAAATCAAAGCACGGTATTGTGTTAGATGGACTTAAATTTAAAGATGAGAAAAAAGGTATTATTAATGCTGATAGTCTTAAAAATTGTAGTGGTTCATACTATGAAACAAGAGACGAGATGTTTGACGATTTAATGAACAAAATGAATACACCAGAACCTACTAATAACAATGGTTTATTTGATTTTGGTTGACAAAACATAATAAGTAAGTTACACTATAATACTAACACTGGCTAATACAAACAACCCCCTACAGAACCCTTACAAATAAGATTAAGCCTAGCACGGCAACTGATAGTGCTACTGAATCCCTTCCTAATAGAGAGGGTAAGTTAAGATTGCTTATTATCTGATTCAAGAGACTACCCTGTTTTGCA